ATAGCATGAGAATATTCAAGGTCAGCCGCCTCTAAATATTCCTTTCTTTTGTTGAACCAATCTTCCATTGCCGCAAATTCTTCTTCTTCTGATATTACATCTTGACATTTCTCTCCACATACATAAGTTGTGTACCAATATTCATATTGAGAATCATCTTTAACCATTATATTTTTTTCAACTAATTTTGCATTATATTTTCTTAATGTTCTATCAGATACTTCAATTCCAAATTCATCACCTATTATCTTTGCTCTTGTTTCCCATGGTGTTGTAAGAAATAATTCATCATCAACTATTTTAAAAAAGAATGCGGCAAATGCTTTATAATCAGCTCTAGCATCTAAGTCTAGCTTTCTCATTAAAAGGCTTTTCAGTTGTTCTTCTGGTTTACCCATATCAGGTGTTTCAATAATATTTACACCTTTTCTTGGAATCCACTCATAGCGGTATCCCCATTTTGTGAGATTATTAGTAATAGTCTCCTTTCTCTTGGTATCCATTAATTCTTTTATTTCTGTTAATGGATAGAATCTTAATTCCAACGTAATCATTTAAAATCTTTTCTCCTCTCATAATTAGAATCCCATAGAATCTAAATAAGTGACCAGCTTATCAAGATTTTCATCTGTCATTCTGCGGGATTTCCCTGTTAATTTTTCCATTTTTCCTCTTGATAATCCAGCTTGCTCAGCCATCTTATTATAAGGAATACCCATTTCTGATTTTAATTTGTAAACTCTCTCATAGACTTTCTGTACTCTTGTCTCATGATTAGCTACTATTCTTAATCCTTCTACTGTTTCAGGTAATCTTGCCATAAAACATTTCTCCTTTTCTAACTTTTTATTTTCTTTGATACTATATATGAAAAATATTTTTAATTGTTTTCATGCTTTTGTCCAAAATTTCCACCAACCCTCTTAAAAGAAAAGAGGGGTAGATGGTCAGTCATACCCCATGATTACGTTCAAAATAATTTTCATTTCTTATCTCTATTATAACATAAAATTTTAGCTTTGTCAATTAATTGCCGCTGTCCAAAAATTTTGACAGATTTAATCAACAAGCAATTTATTATACATATCTTCAATATAGGTACTGAATTTAAGCCAGTTATTTTTATTCATTGTATCTCTATAGCAAGCCGCAAAATTAGCAAGAGTTCCATAACCTACTTTACATTCTCTACTCATTGCCGCATAACTAATACCTTTTTTATCATGTAGTTCCCAGCACATACCTCTTATTGTTTCCACATAGTCTACATTTTTACAGCTCTTATCTGTAAATTCATTTATCTTTTTCATGGTTTATTGTCTCCTTTTTATTTAGCCTATTGTTGTTGTTATTCTCTTAAAACTTTATAAAAATCTTCACAAAAAAGCTTTAAGAGGATGCGGGTAAGTGGCTCATGCTTACCCGCTTTTAACAACAACCATTTAGTAGAATTGGTTTGGTATTTAATGAAGTCAAACTATATGCCTTCATATATATATAAAAGTTTCTATGAATAGTTTGGTAGACATTGTCCAAACTTTTATCTTTTCTATACTACTATTATACCAAAAATTTTTCAGTTTGTCAAATTTTATTCTAGCAAATTTTACTTATTTGCTTCTTTGAATGACCGCCGCCCGCCTTTGGTATCATAGTATTAAGTGGAGGTAGATATTTACCTATATATTCATCTTCTTTTGTTTCTAAGTCTTCTATATCACAGTACTCTAGGAGATTAATAGATATGGCATGACCTAAATTATAAGCTCTTCTTAGCTCTTGATACATAGGTCTATTATATTCTTTACTTTCATTGCAAAAAACATGGCATTTATGAGCAATCCAGCGGTTTAACAGGTTAGTTGACTTTCCAATATAAACAAGATTTCCGTCACAATAGATAGCATAAATACCTACCTTTTTATCATATTTTTCTTTTTGCTCTTGAGAACATTGATTATATAAGTCCTCAATCATCTTTCTATGGTTGTCTGTCATTGTTGTTTTCTCCTCTCAATGTTTGGTTTTTAAATATTTTTTATAGGAAATAATTGTAAGGTTATGAGATAAGCCATTTCTTACTCCCTTACATCTATATATGAAAAATATTTGTGAAGATTTTTCTAAAAATGTCCTGAGTTAGTAAAAAAATTTTTGTTAC